AGCTTGCTAATCCTTTGAAACCAGTGGACTTCTAGCGTGTTAAGCAAAAGTGAATACGAGATTGAATACGACTTTACTTTTAGCTGGAGCGGATGAAATCCATGAGCTGGTCAACGACTTCAACACGTTGATTATCATTGATGTGGGTATACATATCAAGGGTGATTTGAACATTATTGTGACCGAGTCTATCTGAAATGATTTTCGCTGTAACACCAGCTTCAAAAAGGAGAGAAGCGTGTGTATGCCTAAATCCGTGAGGCGAAATTTTTTTAAGATCTTTGTGTTTACAAAAGAATCTGCTAAGCTTCACTTTCATAGTTGCGGCTAAAAGCCATCCCCCTATGTCATTCGTAAATATATAATTCGAATCATGTTGGTATGCTTTACCAGCTTGGAAATATTCTTTTATTTGATGTCGTTTCCAGAGTTTCAAAACATTCAGAGTTTCATCATCTAAGGTGATAACCCTCTTACTCCTTTTGGTTTTAGGATCCTGAACAGTTTGTTTTTTGCCAATCACGACAGCCGTGCGAGAAATGCTTAACCGTTTATTTTCAAAGTCAACATCTGACCACATGAGGCCGATAGCTTCTCCAGTTCTCAATCCAGAAAAAGCGAGCAAGTGGAAAAAAGTGTAGTCTACTGGCTTACAATTTGCTTTGTAAACTTTAAGGAACTCCGTTAGTTCCTGTTTTGTATAGTAGTTTTCTTTGCCCTTTAAGGGTTTATTTTTAGGCTTGATAATCTTGTCTAAGGGATTTGACTTAATGATGTCAAGAGAAGTGGCATACTTGAAAATACGGCTGATTACAGAGTAGTAATTAGCATATAGGATATAGCGATTACTTAACTTTATAGCAACCTTTTGACAATAAGCTACACTGATTTGCTGAATCTTCATATCTGTAAAATATGAGTCAATCATAACATTAAGTTTTTTCTTAACGTTCTGATAGGTTGTTGGTTTTATAGTGCTTTTATAGCTATCAAGCCATAACTCAGCGACTTCAGCGAAAGTAGGGTTCTGGAAATCTTCATTGTTTGAAAAACCATTCTCTTCAACGTCTAAGAGAAGGTTACGTTCGGCAGCCTTGGCCTCTTTTATAGTTTTAAAACCACGTCTTGTTGTGCGTTTTTCTTTTCCAGTTGCAGGGTCTATGCCCAGGTATGTTTGAAAGAGATATCTAGTCTCTCCTTTTTTTGTAATGTATTTTTTTATCATAAAAAGTCCTTTCTTTTCGATTGCTTGCCCGCATAGTTGAAAAGGTGTAGAACTTATGATAAACTATAGTTGTATTTTTTTATCATCTTTTCCATTGCTTGTCACATGGAAAGTTGAATCCTCACACTCAAAGTTTGGCGATGGCGAGTGTGGGGATTTTTTTATTTTTTAGCTAGGCGCCATATTGTTAAATCTAGATAATACGTTAATTCTTTTTCACGAGTGACAACTCTCTCGGTTTCAATATTTAGGGTTTTATATGGTCCACCTCTACCAGTTAGGATTGCATCGTATCGGTAATTTGGATTAGCTATGTATGATGAAATTTGTGATGCAATCATAGCTGGTAAGTATCCAACAAAAATATTGTTAACTAAAACTTTGACAGCATTTTTATCGTGTGGATTTGAAGGTTCTGGTAATAGTTGAATGTCTACTGTTTTCAATTTATTGTATTTGTAAACAGGTTTATATGTTTCGAGCATATAAGATTTTAAAGATTTATTATCTTTTCCAAAATAATGGACACCCTTAGAAAGAAAATCAGCTGCAATCTCAGCTTCTTCTTGATGATAATTTGTTCCCATTAACAAGAAGTCGTCTCGGAAAACAATTGTATCAATCTGTGGGCTGTAATTTTCAACTTTCTTCTTTTTCTCTCGCTTTGCAGTTAAACGACCAATAATGTAAGTTATAAAACCAGTAATAAAAAAGAAGAAGCCGAGAGGTAGAAATAAAAATAGGAATATAGAACCTAAAACCATAAAGACAAGTCCAACTTCTTTATATTCTTTTGGAGTGTGTTGCTTTTTACCGCTAGATGACAAAATAGATTGTTGTTTTTTTGTGACTACTTTTTTCTTTCTCTTTTTAGAAGGTTTCAGCAAATCAGAAAGTCCAAATGTTGTCTTATGATAGACCTTATTATACATGGCTTTCTTGGGATTCTTTATCCATCCCACGCCTTTCTTCCCATATCCAGGAATAATAGCTTTTTTAGCCTGTCTTTTCCATTTGCTGGTAGTTCTAGCTTTCAAGCTCTTTTTTAGATTTGGTGTTCTCATACCTATTTTCATAATCTTTTCTCTCTCAATTTCTATATACACTGACAACTTCCCCAATAGTTCGGATGTCGTCATTTTCTGTTAGATGGATTTCTTCGTATCCACTGTTTAAACTTTGAAGGTACCAGGATCCGTCATAGTCTCTTTTTAGCTTTTTAACAAAGTTCTTGCCGTTGATTTGGAAGATACCAATATCATTTACGTCCACTTGACTAGCTACCCTGATAAATAATAGATCGTTATCTTCTATCAGAGGCTCCATTGAGTCGCCAGCTACCTTAGCAATAGTGTCATACTCGTCAGGAACATCATTAGCTCTCAGTCTTACTTCCATGTGGAGATTGTCTTCCTGAAACGTTCCATGACCTGCTGCAACCAACCCCTCTACATAATCAGTAATGTAGTCCTCGTCATCTTGAGACTTGTTGAAAATAGAAATAATATTAGAGTTTTCTTGCTCCTCAAGTTGGTCTTTAGCATAGCTAAGGACTTTTTCTTGTCTAGGTTTCTCTAACTTATTGTAAATAGGCAAGATTTCAACCTCATTGCCGTTGAAATAATCTAAAGGTACATCGAAATAATCAGCAAGGATTTTAACAGATGAAAGCCTTGGCTCCTCTTTGTCATTTTCCCATTTAGAAATTTTACCTTTATTAAAGTTCATAGTATCAGGATACCTATTATTTAAGTTATTAGCTAACTCATCAAGAGTTAAGTTATGTTTCTTTCTAAGTTCTCTGATTTTGTTTCCAATCATTTTTCCACTTCCTCATTTCTTAATAATCATTATACTATAAAAGTTTCGTTTTCGCAAACATTTTTTAAAAAAACAAAAAAAGTTATTGACAACGAAACAAAGTTAGTATATACTAGAACCATAAAACAAAGTTGCGAAAACAACAACTTAGAAAGGAGAGGCCTATGAGAGGTGTAATGGTGCTAGATGAACCGTATCTAAATTTAAAAAGCATTATTGTTTCAAAAGGAATGAAACAAAAAGAAATTGCTGAACAGTTGGATATGGATAAGTCAACTTTTAACATGAAAGTGAATCGTTACCGTGGACGTGATTTCACATTTTCGGAAGCTAGCAAACTTTCAAAACTACTAGACATCAAAATGGAAGATTTCTAGTATTTTTTTAGAAACAAAGTTGCGAAAACAACAACATAAGAAAGGAGTAAACATGAATGAACTAATTAATATCACACTTAATGACAGCCATGAGCCTGTTGTTTCTGGAAGACAACTTCATGAGGCATTGGGAGTAAAAACAGAATATAGAAAATGGTTTGGAAGAATGGCGGAGTATGGTTTTGAAGAAAATCAGGATTTCGCAAGGGTGACCCAAAAATGTCCGACCCCTGGAGGTCTGCAAGATATGACTGACCACATCATCAAGCTAGACATGGCCAAAGAAATTGCCATGATCCAGCGGACAGATCGAGGGAAAGAGGTCAGACAATACTTCATTCAAGTAGAGAAAGACTTCAACAGCCCTGAGAAAATTATGGCAAGAGCCTTGCTCATGGCAGACAAGAAGGTTCATAAGCTGGAAGCTCAGATCGAGGCTGACAAACCAAAGGTGCTCTTTGCAGATGCAGTCAGCGCAAGTCACACGTCTATATTGGTTGGAGACCTTGCTAAGCTCATCAGTCAAAACGGCTACAAAATCGGAGGAAATCGCCTTTTTGTCTGGTTGCGTGAAAATGGCTACTTGATTAAGCGAAAAGGTTCAGACTGGAACATGCCAACACAACGTAGCATGGAGATGAAACTTTTTGAAATCAAGGAGTCTACCATCACACATCCAGACGGACATATCTCTGTCAGCAAGACCGTCAAAGTCACTGGCAAGGGGCAGCAGTATTTTATCAATAAGTTTTTGAATGAGGAGGCAGGATGATGAGACCAAGACGATATCCGTATAGTGGAAAAAAAGAGTCCACCTTTATAAAGGCAGACAATGAATTAATTGAAAAACTTTTAAGACCTAGGAGTATTCTTATAGATTCTCAAAGTCTGACAACAAGATTACAAGCTAAAGACATTAGTATTAGGAATATCATTTGTATTGATGATGATAGATAAAGGAAGAAGGAGATGTAAATGATACATCATTATATAACTCATTATGCAAGCAATGGGAAAGATTATGCTGAAGCATGGATTCAAATCAATATTTTTGGAGTTTGCTTTTGTCTATGGAAAAAGCGTACAACCATTGAACGATTGTACGCAAACGAAGACTAGACTTTTTTCCAGCCATTGCCTTTAGCTGATGTCGGAGGGAGCCGATCACCTTTTCCGATAGTTGCGGTATGACCATTAGTGACTTTTCCACCTCGAGGTCCTACCTCTACATAGTAACCAGGCTTCTGATTATCTGTTCCAGGTTTTATAGGAGTCTTTGACATAAACTACTCCTTTCTATTGAAATTTTGACTAAAACGGTGAGAGGTCATAGTCAAAGTTATTATAGCAAATCAGGAGAAAATTTCATCAGTCTTGAGACTGATATAGGAGGTTGAATGGAAGATAAAATCATTGAACTTGCTGATTACTTCATCAGCGAATCTACAACGTACAGAGAAGCTAAAATAGCGTGTGAAAAGCTATTGAGACAAGTTAGCCATGAAATTGAACTCAGGGCAATGGAAAGTAATATTGTATAAACAAAAAAGCACCTGACGGAAATCAGGTACTTACTTAAACAATTTAAACCATTATATCACAAAAATGCTTGCCCGCATAGTTGAGAGGATGTAAAAAATGGAAGGTATAACATTACAATTACGATTGGACGGCGAAAGTGCTGAATTGTTCACGAACCAATTATTGGCTTTTGCTGAAAAGCAGGTCAAGGAAAAGTTAGAGAATGATCGTATGCCAATCAATCAACAGGCTTTGATGAAGAAGTTTGGCTTTACTCATGGCTATATTAAGAAGTTAGAACGTAAAGGATTAAGATTTCGTAAGCAAGGGAAAGATATTATGTATGATGTCAATGATGTTTATGAGATTTTGGAATTAGAAAAACAAGTACGGAAATTGAGAGCATAAGGAGAAAAAATGACAGAACCAACTTTAACAAGCCAATTGCTTGGCTTGGCGGCTATCTTTATCGGGATCTTTATCCTAATGCTACTGACTGCTAAAAATGAAAAATCGGATGAACAAAATGTAGTAGTCATCATTGAAAAAACAGAAGATTTCGGAGAAGTTGCCCGAAGAAACTTGAAAAATAGCGACAGGAGATTCACCTATGACACTCAGCCACCTGTGGGGCTCGCTTCATCGATTGAGGACGTACCACAAGTTTTTAGAGCATGCATCGAAGACTATGACAGACTGGCTCGTGATTATTATGAAGAAGCAAGTAACAATGATTTTCTAAGAAAGCAAAATGCAGGCCTCTTAGAAGAAAATGGGCGTTTGCTTTATCAGGAAATGACTTTGGATTTCCGTAAGAATCCAAGAAAATGGAGGGCAAAGACATGACTGTTAGTCGTGACATGAGCGAGATGGAAATCCGTGTGTTAAACATGATCATGAATTGCGCGACTTTCGACCTGCCTATTCAAGCGAGCGAAATCCGCCTAGAAACTGGACTGTCAAAGCGTAAGCTGGAAGAGGTCATTGAGAGTCTGCGTGTGAATTTTGGGCATCCTATTGTAGCTAAGAAGATGAAGCCAAACGGATACTACTTGCCACGAAGCGAGGAGGAGCGCCAAGCTGGACTTGCTCCTTATCGTCGTCAAATTTTGACCGAGCAAAAGAACCTTGCTGCGGTGATGAATATTGACCTAGAAAAATACTGGGGGAATAGCGCATGAATGAAGAATTTAGAATATTACCTCATGATTTAGCTGCTGAACAGTCTGTTCTTGGTTCAGTATTCATCTCTCCTGATTCACTTATATTTCTAGCGGATGAATTGGTTCCAGATGACTTTTACAAGCCGGCAAATAAGATCGTGTTTAAAACCATGTTGTCGTTGCTTGAAAAAGGTGAGCCAATCGATGCTACGACTATGGGCTCTGCCCTCACGAATCAAGGAGATATCTCAAAAATAGGGGGTATCACTTACATTGTCGAGTTGGTTAATTCAACACCAACTTCAAAAAATGTGGAGCATTACGCAAAGCTTGTGAAAGAAAAGGCTACGCTCAGAAAGATGATAGCGGACCTATCTGACTCCCTCTCGAGTGCCTATCAGGGTGATGTGTCCATTGATGACATCATAGCAAAGACTGAAAAGTCAATGCTTGACATCAGCAATCAAAATACGGGCACTGGATTTCGTAATGTGGCTGATATCCTTGATACACACATGCAGATGGTTGAGACCAGATCGCAGACAGATGGAGTTGTGACAGGTCTATCGACTGGGTTCGTTGGACTGGACAAGATTACAACTGGGCTTCATGAGGATAATCTCATTATCCTTGCTGCTCGTCCTGCAATGGGTAAGACGGCGCTAGCTCTAAATATCGCTCAGTACATCGCTGTCACTGAGAAAAAGCCTGTTGCTATTTTCTCACTTGAGATGGGGGCTGAGAGCTTGATTGAGCGGATGTTAGCAGCTGAGGGCATGGTAGAAGGGTATCATCTAAAAACTGGGAATCTGAGTGTTGAGGAATGGAGTAGGCTAGTGCATGCTCAAGGAAATCTCTATGACGCCCCTATTTTCGTTGATGATACAGCTGGTATTCGTATCTCAGAGATACGGTCAAAGGCTCGTAAACTTGCCCAGGAAATGGGAGATCTTGGAGTCATTATCATTGACTACTTGCAATTGATCACTGGACCAAAAGGCGAGAATCGACAGCAAGTAGTTTCTGAGATTTCAAGGGAATTGAAGATACTTGCTAAGGATTTGAAAGTTCCTGTAATAGCCTTGTCGCAGTTAAGTCGTGCAGTTGAGCAGAGACAAGATAAGCGCCCGATGTTAGCAGATTTGCGAGAGTCTGGCTCGATCGAGCAAGATGCTGATATTGTAGCATTCTTGTATCGTGATGCCTACTATCAGAAGGAACAGGCAGACAGCCAAGAAGCGAATAACGTGACGGAGTTGATTCTTGAAAAGAATCGGCATGGTAGTCTAGGGACAGTGAAACTGTATTTTCATAAGGAATACACAAAATTTTCAAGTGTGGAGGAGGTATAGCCATGATTAAAAAAAGCGAAGTCACTGGATTCTTATCGTTTTTCAAATTTCCAAAGCCATTTATCTATGATGAAAAATATAAGACATTGAGCAATAACGCTAAAATGCTCTATATGCTTCTTTTTGATAGGTTAGAACTATCTTTAAAAAATGGCTGGCATGATAAAGAAGGGAACGTCTTCCAATATTACACAAATGAACAGTTGATGATTGACTTAAATTGTAATAGCAACAAGACGATTATCAAAATCAAAAAGGAATTGAAAGATGCTGGTCTAATGACGGAAGTCAGACAAGGGATGAACTTACCAAACCGTATTTATCTTGATGCTCTTAACGGAAGTGTAGAAAGTACATTTCAGGAAGTGCAAAAAGTACACCTTGGAAGTGTAGAAAATACACTTTCGGAAGTGCAAAAAGTACACACAATCAAGACTGAGAATACTAAGACTGAGAATAACAATAATAAATTGTTGATTTGTAAAGAAGTTATTTCTTATCTCAATTTGAAAGCTAAGAAAAATTTTAAGATTGATACTGCTAGTCATCAAAAATTTATCAAGGCAAGGCTAAAAGAGGGTTATGTCCTTGAAGATTTTAAAAAGGTTGTGGACATCATGGTCGCTAAGTGGAAAGGTACAGAGTATGAGCAGTATCTTCAACCACAAACGCTCTTCGGCAATAAGATGGACAATTATCTGAACCAGCCTATGCCAAAACGTTCTACAATTTTAACCAGTACGGTTGACGAAAGGCTAGGGTTTTAGATGAAACAGTTTAAACAATTCAAAACTAGAACGGTTCTTGATGATGTCTGTGAAATCCATGGATGCCATCTTTGGTCTGTTAAAATCCCTGTTAAGGGAAAGGTTGAGGAAATCAGTCAATGTCCCGAATGCGAGAAAGAGAATATTCGACGTTTTGAAAAGCAGCTGAATATGGAATCTGAGGTCAAGAGTAAGCTATCGGATACTTATGAGGTCTTTGCTCGAGATAGTATCGTTTCAAGCAAGCTGGCCAGCAAGTCGCTACATGACTATGAGATTCAGGTTGATATTGATGAAAAGGCTATGAATTTTGTGAAACGGTTGGAACGTGAATATGCCAAAGGTACGGTTGGGAATGCCATCATCACAGGACCTTCTGGAGTCGGGAAGAGTCATCTTACTTATGGCTTGGCTCGGTTTCTCAATGAGCAGTTCAAGTCTTATGATGAACCGAAAAGCGTGCTCTTTGTGTCAGTTGTGACTTTGTTTGATAAGATTCGAGAAAGCTTTGAGTTTGACAATGGCTTCTCTGAAGCGAAGATGGTCAAGCTACTGTCTGAGGTTGATTTTCTTTTTCTGGATGACCTAGGAAAAGAGAGTCGCAAGGCTGACACGAAGCGGAACGAGTGGGCGCATCAGATATTGTTCAAGATCCTGGATAATCGGACGAATACGATTATCAACACGAATCTGTCTAGCGAAGAAATTAAAGAGCTCTACTCGGATGATTTTGGGAATGGTGCTCTCTCTAGTCGAATTTTTGAAGGAGCGACAGGCAGGTGCTTTGTGTATCCTGCTGGGATGAAGGATAGGAGGTATTGATGGAAGCTATACGAATACTAGATGCGTGTTGTGGTTCTAGAATGTTCTGGTTTGGTAAACATGAGCCACACACAACATACATGGATAGACGTGAAGAGGAATTTGAGATTCACAAAAAGAAAATCAATGTTAAGCCAGACATTGTTGCAGATTTTCGAGATATGCCATTTGATGAAGAAACATTTAATCTTGTTGTGTTTGATCCGCCACACCTTCTCTGGGCCGGTCAGAAATCATTCATGCGTGCGCAATATGGTCAACTAGACTTATTGACTTGGAGATTAGACTTGCAGCAAGGTTTTGAAGAGTGTTTTAGAGTCTTGAAAACAGGTGGAACACTTATTTTTAAATGGTCTGATGCTCAAGTAAATGTTAAGGAAATTTTGGAATTGGTTCCGCATCAACCACTTTTCGGCCAGCAACGTGGGACGACTCATTGGATGGCTTTTATGAAATTTTAAAAAGGATACTAAAAATGATCAATAATGTAGTGTTAATTGGGCGCTTGACTCGTGATCCTGAATTACGATACACGCCATCGAATGTGGCGGTTGCGACTTTCAACCTTGCGGTAAATCGGAATTTTAAGGGTGCGAATGGAGAGCGAGAGGCCGACTTCATCAATTGCATCATGTGGCGTAAGCAAGCTGAGAATTTCGCAAACTGGATTAAAAAGGGCGCTCTTGTGGGAATCACAGGTCGCATCCAGACTCGTAGTTATGAAAATCAGCAAGGTCAACGTGTCTATGTCACGGAAGTTGTTGCTGAGAGTTTTCAAACGCTTGAAAAGAAGGATAACTCTGCAAACCAAGCAAGCATGGAAAACCAGATGCCACCAGGTTTTGGTGCAACGAATCCGGCGGATATTTCAGATGATGATTTGCCGTTTTGATTTCATCCAGGAGATAAAGAATGAAATTTGACAAACAAGTCTTAATTGACGGATTTAAGCGGTCAATCGAACAGACGGAGTAGGAAATCGAGGAGTATTCGAAGCCGTGCAATAAACGAGTTGCACAAGGGCGCACTGCTCATCGTGAATTTTTGAAGAAAAAATTGAAGAAAATGAAAAAACAGTTGGAGGAGCTGGAAGAATGAAGAAACAAGAATTGATTAAACATATCGAGGATTTGCCTTACAAAGAGGGTCCTATCGTCGATAAAATTGACATCAGCAGAAAAGGGCTTTTGGAACTAGTGAAACAACTAGACGAACCAGGGAAAGTCCAAATTCCGCAGTTTGTGGCGGATTGGATTGAGGAATCAAAACAATATTGTGAAAACGTTGTGGAATTTTTCGGATACAGAAATCCGAGTTTTGAAATAACTAAATGGATAGTGGATGGGAAACGATTCGATTTAATTGCTCGAGCGTGGCTTGACGGCTACACAGTAGAGGAGGAGAAAAAATACAAAATCACACTTCTAAACCGAAACGACGGGGACTTATATCTCGTCAATCAAAATGCAGATTTAGCAAATAAATACGGACATTTTTCTCCCGTAGTGCTCCTTTTTACAAAATGCACTAATTTTTCAAAAAAGTGCTACGAACTCACGAAAAAGGAAGTAGTTTCGTATGATTTCGGCTGGGTATTCGATTGTCCAGGAATCAAGATCGAGGAGGTGGAGTGATGTCATGTAGTGGAAGTTTAAAAAAAGAAAAAGAATTGACTGCTGCTATTTTAAATCTCAAGATAGAAGTCTTACAAAATGATGATAAATTGAGCAGCCAATCATTAAGCAACATTAAAAGGCAAGCAAGGGATCTATATGAATGCCTAGTATGGTTGCAGTATGCTGCGGAGGAGAATGAAAATTGAAACAATTTATCGCAATCTGGATTTTATTGTCTGCTGGATTAAATATTTGGCAGAGTATCCACATTAAAAAACTAGAAGCAAAGCGTCCGATTGTCGTTTATAAAGCAGACAATCAAGGCGCAGAAATCAAAGGCAGAGTCGTCCACAAGGAGAAGATTGGCGACCTGTACACGATCACAATACAGAATTACGGCACATTCGTGGTGTCACAAGATAACTACGAATTTTTGAAAATTGGAGACGAGGTGAAATTATGAAACCAAAATTTAGAGTTTGGGACAAACTAGATAAAGAAATTTATGAGGTGGGAGAGATTCATTGGTTCCGTGGGGAATTTGATTTTATCGGTGACGGTATCACTTTCAAACGTGATGCAGACGAGGTCGAACTTATGCAATCAACAGGATTGTTTGACAGAAATGGCAAGGAAGTGTTCGTCGGTGACATCGTGAAATGTACAAGAGGATGTTTCCATGAAGTATATTTAGAAAAAGAATACGGTGGCACATTCATAGGCGGAATGCCGGCAGTATATCTAAAAGGATTGAATGTTGGATATGCGTGGACTGGCGCTGAGGAAATCATCGGCAACGTCTACGAGAACAAGGAAATTTTGGAGGAGAAGAAATGACATTATTTGATGAAGTACAGCAATTGAGTTCAGAAAGCCATGCTAAATGGTTTGAGCGTTACTTCAAGAAACACGATTTAGAGCAGAAAATAAAAGTATCCGCTCAGAAAGGATATACAGGTCATCTGATAGGTGTATTATCAGTCAAAGATGAGTACACTAGACGTCGCTTGGATGACGAGAAAACGTTGGAGTTATTACGAGAGATGTTAGGACCGGGTTTCAGAGTTAGATACAAGATATATCACTCACGAAATATTTTTACAGGTGATACTTACACTTCTGACAAGAAAATTCATATATATTGGGAGCAAGAAGATTAAATAAATTCAAATAGAAACGAGGTGAGAGATGCCTTTTTTCCCAGAAATAAACGAAGCGAAAACGAAAGAAAATGCCAAGAAAATTTTAAAAGGCTATCCTCGCTGGCGACGTGTGGCCAATGACAAAAATGGTCAAAAGGTGACGACTACATACTCTTTCATGCCTCGAAATCCCGGAAGCGACACGACTAGTCAGGTTGAGAAGCTTGCTATTAGAAAAGTAGATGCAGAGATGGAATTAGATGCAATCGAGCAAGCAGTCAGCGAGCTTCATGATCCTTACTATCGCAGAATCATATATGAAAAGTACATGGTCTGGCATCGAAAGAAAGATGAGACGATATACAACGAACTTTCAATCTCAGAAAGCTCATATTATGAGATTCTTGATAAAGCTTTATTGGCATTTGCGGAACTCTATCGAAATGGCGAGCAAGTAGCAATTATGGAGTAAAAGCGGAGTAAGTCGGGAGTAAATACCAATTTCAATGTGCTAAAATGGTACTATCGAATAATAGACGAAGGCAGGCACACCCTGCCTTTTCTTGTAGATTGGAGGTGTTGTTGTGAAAAAAGTTGATCCAATTCGAGAAGTTGATGACATCGAACGCATGAAAGATTATCTACGTTCTAAAAGCGAGCGTAACTATATTCTGATAATGTGTGGCTTATACTCTGGATTGAGAATTAGCGACATCATCCCACTACAAGTCAAGCATGTCCTTGGCGATCACATTGATATCTACGAAAAAAAGACAAGAAAGAGAAAAAGATTTCCTATAAATGACCAGCTAAGAAAGGCGCTGGATGAGTATATTAGAGGAAATGATTTAAAAAGCTACGATTTCCTTTTTCCAAGTCGAAAGAAAAAACGGTCCAAATCTGGAAGTATGCCAGGCGCAAGAATCCATCACATAAGTAGAGAAGCTGCTTATATGATATTCAAAGATGCCGCTTTACATATTGGTCTTAAAAAAATTGGAACGCATTCAATGCGGAAGACTTTTGGATATCACTTTTATAAAAGAGAAGGAAATCTGGTCATGCTGATGAAAATATTTAATCATTCAACACAGAGACAAACACTTGATTATATTGGATACGAGCAGGACGAGATAGATGATGTGATGCTTAAATTTAAGTATTAAATCATCTTATATTTAACATATTGAGAATTTGGAAATTCAGTTTTAAAAAAACACTGCTGAACCCTTGAAGAATCTGACTCTAGGGATATTTGATTGAATTTAACAGAATATAAGATATGTTAAATATACGAGGGTGTCAGAGGTTGAAAAACTCCCTCCCTACATCATAAAAATTTAGCCCCTCCCTACTAAAAAGAAAGGCCCCTCCCTAGATGAATACCCCCCAGGATAGACCGGACCGGAGTGGTCCTCACCGAGTCGCTTTTGAAAAAAATAAAAAGATTATTCTGAAGACCAGAAATACTTGTGGGATTTGTGGATTGCCGGTTGACAAGTCATTGAAGTATCCACATCCTTTGTCACCAGTCATTGACCACATCATTCCAATAAATCGGAACGGTCATCCATCAGATATCAATAACCTACAGCTAGCTCACTGGCAGTGCAACAGACAGAAGTCTGACAAGCTTTATGCTGACGATAAATCATCAAGTAGTACTGTTGTTGGTAACAGAAATTTGCCACAATCGAGAGATTGGACAAAATATAGATCTTAAAATAAAAAATATAATTAAATTATTTTTTAATAAAAATACGAATTACTGGATCATTAGACTTAGAGAAAAATAGAAGAGTGTGAGGAAGTCCTAGCAGATGATAGGGGGGTATCCCCCTCCCGCTAGGCGCTCGAGGGCTTCACGCCGTCACTGTACATTTTTTCTCGCGCCAAATTATCACAATGAAAGGAGAACGGTTTGGAATTAAGAGGGATTGAGTATCTTAGGAGGAAGTTAAACCTCTATCAGAGTAGAGTTAATCTGAGATACAAGCATTATTCAATGCAACATTATGAAGCGCCGACAGGCATTACAATTCCTGTTCATATTAGAGCCAAGTATAAAGCAGTTCTTGGTTGGGCTGCAAAGGGAGTTGATAGTCTTGCAGATCGTTTGATTTTCAGGGAATTTGCCAATGATGATTTTAATGTTATGGAAATCTTCAATCGTAACAACCCTGATATTTTCTTTGATAGTGCGATTTTATCTGCGCTGATTGGTTCGTGTAGCTTCGTCTATATTTCCAAGGGTGAAGATGATGAAGTTAGGCTACAAGTGATTGAATCGAGTAATGCGACTGGTGTAATTGATCCAATTACTGGATTGCTTGTTGAAGGTTATGCAGTATTGGCTCGTGATGACTACAATCGCCCGACGCTTGAAGCGTACTTTGAGCCAAATGCTACTCATTTTATTCCGAAAGATGGGAATCCTTACTCGGTTACGAATGAAACTGGTATCCCTTTGCTGGTTCCGGTCATTCATCGCCCTGATGCGGTTCGTCCGTTTGGTAGGTCGCGAATTACCAGGGCTGGGATGTATTATCAGAAATATGCCAAACGTACTTTGGAACGTGCTGATATTACTGCTGAGTTTTATTCTTGGCCACAGAAATACATCATCGGACTTGATCCTGATGCAGAACCGATGGAGAAGTGGAAGGCAACTGTATCAAGTATGTTGACGATTTCCGCTAGCGATGATGGTGAGAAGCCGAGTATTGGACAATTTACTACAGCAAGCATGTCACCTTTTACTGAACAGCTAAGAACGGCTGCTGCTGGATTTGCTGGGGAAATGGGCTTGACCTTGGATGATCTTGGTTTTGTTTCTGACAATCCGTCTTCAGTTGAAGCAATCAAGGCTAGTCATGAGAATTTGCGATTAGCTGGTCGGAAGGCTCAGAGGTCACTGGGGGCAGGTTTACTTAATGTGGCTTATGTTGCAGCGTGCTTGCGTGATGAGTTTCGTTATACTAGAAGACAATTCGTAAGAACCACAGTCAAGTGGGAACCTTTGTTTGAAGCGGATGCGAATACCATGACTATGATTGGTGATGGTGTTGTCAAACTAAATCAGGCATTACCTGGTTACATCAACGCAGAAACAATTCGGGATCTTACTGGTATTGCAGGAGATATGTCTGCTAGGCCAGTGATAAGCGAGGGTGGTTCAAATGGAGAATGATGTTTTACCTGGTATCTTGAAAGAGGTTCAAGAGAGATTTGAGACTGATTTTGGTAAGAGTGAGATTGTCAGAAATGCTTTTGCTACATTGAAGGCAAAAAAAGCTACTTACAAAACAGCAAATGAGTTTGCGATTGAAATTGGTGAAATTCTTTCTAAGGCTCTAGGAGCTTCTGTCAGCGCCGATAAACTACCAGACGGTAAAATGTATTACAATATCGCTCAACGTTTGCTGACGGACGTGCTAGAACGAAATCACGAGCTTGTGAGTGGGTATGCTAGCGATGTTCAGAAGAATTTGAACGATGAAGCAAAGATCGGTCTGAAAGTGCAAGTCCCTGAATTGAATCAGGATCGGATCGATGGGATTGTGAATCGCTTTTCGTCTGAGGAGAACTTTGAAGATGTCAGTTGGTTGCTGGGTGAGCCTATTGTGAACTTCACCCAGTCAATTATTGATGATAGCATTAGGAAGAATGCGGAGTTTCATGCTAAAACTGGCTTGGTACCGACGATCAGTAGGCATTCTACTGGACGTTGTTGCAAATGGTGTGATAGCTTGGTAGGAAATTACATATACGGTGAAGAACCAGCGAATTTCTACAGAAGGCATCAGCATTGTACTTGTGTAATTGATTATCATCCTAAAAACGGGAAACGTCAGAATTCTTGGACTAAAAAATTAAGCAAGGATAGTTCAAATGAGCTAGAAATTCGTAAGCAAATGAATATTGATGTGCGTGATAATAATCGCAAAGCAGATATTCAGGAATACAAGAAAATAGTTGATGTTTTAGGAGTTCAAAATGCTCCTATTTCACTAGCAAAGTTTCAGGATTTGAAGTATAATGGTGGTGAGGGATATCAAGAACTAAAAGACCGTGTCCGTTGGTCTCAGGCTAGCTTTCCTACTGAAAAATCTTTCAACGGGCATTTCAGAAAGCATAGTGAAGAATTTGGTAATATTACACAATCGCAGTATCTTGAACTTGGGAGAACACTTTTAGGTGAACCTATTGGAGATAATGTACTTGGTTATGATATGGAATACCGACGTGTAAGATATGATTTAGAAAAAAACATATTTGCATTGGGTAATAACAAAAGGGGACGTGTTACAACGATCCTAAAACCAGAGGAAGGAGTGAATTATTTTGAGCAAGATTGGAAAAGGCAACTTGGTGATGATCAATGATGAAGAGTATGTACATTGTCCGGTCTGCGGAACATTGACTGCTGTTTATGACATTTGTGATCATTGTAATTGGCAAAATACGGGTGAAACCAACATTGATGGAGGACCCAACAAGATGACGTTAGTAGAAGCTAAACAAGCTTATGCTATGGGTGAACCGATTAAATAAAAGCACTTAACTGAAGTTGAAGTTAGGTGCTTTTATTATGCTTTGAAAGGAGTAACGATGGGAAACATAATTGATTTTTCAGAGAAAAAGTCTAGTCTTGAGCGCGGTGCTTCCGTGAAAGAAATTTTGGAAGAAAATCTTGAGGCTAGCCATGACTACACTTCGGTGCTGGTGGTTTCTTTAGATAAAGATGGTGAGATAAATCTTGGCTATAGCTGGGAGAGTAGTTTGCAGGCATTGGGAATGCTGGATGTTGCTAAAAACTATATTTTGAACGTGATCAATTAAATCATCCCAGCGATAGGGTTATCATGCGATGACGATTGAAAGGAATGTGGAATGGCGAGGAAGAAACTTGGCAATCAGAATCCTACTCAATCGGTGATTTTAAAATACGTCAAGAAAAATTCAAAAGCTAAAGAAGCGATTGAACTTTACGAACGGACTGGTCTTTCTTGCTATGCCTGGCAGAAAAATCTCTTACTGCCTATGATGGCCATTGACAAGAATGGTCTTTGGGTGCATCAGAAGTTTGGTTACTCTATTCCTCGTCGTAATGGGAAATCTGAAATCCTATATATTGGTGAAATTTGGGGGCTACATGAAGGATTAAATATCCTGCACACGGCTCACCGAATTTCTACATCTCATGCCTCTTTTGAAAAGGTTAAGCGATACCTTGAAAAGATGGGGTATGTGGATGGAGAGGATTTTAATTCTATTCGGGCGAAGGGGCAGGAGCGGATTGAACTTTATTCAACAGGTGGTGTTGTCCAATTTCGTACTAGGACATCAAATGGTGGTCTTGGTGAAGGATTTGATATGCTGATCATTGACGAGGCTCAAGAGTACACGACCGAGCAAGAATCTGCTTTGAAATACACGGTTACGGATAGTGAAAATCCTATCACAATAATGTGTGGGACACCTCCGACACCAGTTTCAAGCGGTACGGTCTTTACTAAATATCGTGAGACTTGTCTCTTTGGCAAAGGGAAGTATTCTGGTTGGGCTGAGTGGTCGGTTTCTGATGAAAAGGAAATCGACGATGTGGAAGCTTGGTATAATTCCAATCCATCCATGGGCTACCACTTAAATGAGCGTAAGATTGAAGCAGAGCTTGGTGAGGATAAGCTGGACCATAATATCCAACGTTTGGGATTTTGGCCAACTTACAACCAGAAATCTGCTATTTCTGAAACGGAGTGGAATGAGCTCAAGGTGGATGATGTACCAGAATTGTCTGGCAAGTTGTCTGTTGGTATAAAGTATGGCCAAGATGGAACGAATGTGGCATTGAGCATTGCTGCACGGACTAAAGATGGTCGTTACTTTGTTGAGACAGTCGATTGCCAATCTGTTCGTAATGGGAATGAGTGGATGGTTGCCTTTTTGCGTCAAGCCGACGTGGCTCAAATTGTCATCGATGGCGCTAGTGGTCAAAAGATCCTGGACGAAGAGTTGAAGGACTATAGAATCAAGAATGTGATTCTGCCGACGGTGAAAGAAATCATCGTGGCCAACGCTCTTTGGGAACAGGGAATCTACCAGAAAACCATCTGTCACGCTGGCCAGCCATCGCTATCAAAAGTAGCTACTAACTGCGATAAGCGGAACATTGGCTCAAATGGTGGTTTTGGTTATCGATCGCACTTTGACGACATGGATATTTCTTTGATGGATAGCGCTTTGCTTGCGCACTGGGCTTGTGCTACAACTAAGCCTAAGAAAAAGCAAAAAATCAGTTATTAAAATAAGCGGTCTTGTGACTGCTTTTTTTGATGCTCAAAATTACCGAACTGCCGGGAAAGCAGGAGAAAGGAGACATGAGAATGTCAGATTTTAAACCAATCACTACACAAGAAGAATTTGATGCTGCTATCAAGGCTTGCTTAACTCGAGAGAAAGAGAAGTATGTCGACTATGACCAGCTCAAGTCTCGTGTTGCAGAATTGGAAGAAGAAAATGTTGGCTTGAAGTCAACGATTGAAGCTAACAATCAAAGTAAGGCGGATGCTGACAAGCAACTTCAAGAAATGGAGAATCAAATCGCTGGTTATGAGACGGCTAGTCTGCGAACTCGGATTGCTTTGCAACATGGATTGCCTTACGACCTTGCAGACCGTTTGCAAGGAACTGATGAAGAAAGCTTCAAAGCAGATGCGGAGCGCTTGGCTGGGTTTATGAAGAAAACTCAACCAGTTTACCCGCTTGGAACAAAGGAGCCTAGCTCAATTGATGACAAAGATGCAGCATTGAAAGGAATGTTGCATAAAATGAGAGGAGAATAATTTATGGCAACACTACAAACAGGGGATCTTTTCCCAGTCGAAACAGTCCAAGACATTTTTAGTAAGGTAAAGGGACATTCAACCCTTGCAAAACTTACTACTCGAGAACCTATTCCATTTTCTGGAACTGAAACATTTGTATTCAATCTCGAAGGAAATGCTGAAATCGTAGGTGAAGGCAACCCTTCGAACGCTGGAAGTGCAACTATGAAACCAAAGGTAATCAAACCTATTTTGATTACTTACCAAGCACGGGTATCTGAGGAGTTTGTAAATTGTTCGGAAGAAAAACAATTATCTTACCTCAAATCATTTATTGATGGCTTGTCTAAAAAAGTTGCACAAGCAATTGACATTGCTTCATTCCATGGACTTGAACCAAAATCAATGACAGATGCTTCTTTCAAAGCAACAAACTCATTTGATGGTTTGATCACAGGGAATGTAGTTGCTTATGAAGCAAGTAAAATTGATGAAAATATTGATGCTGCTGTTGCAACCATCACAGCAAATGATTGCGAAGTCAACGGTATTGCATTGTCTCCTGCTGCAGGAGCAGCACTTGGAAACATCAAGGTAAACGGGGTAGCCCAATATCCTGAATACCGTTTTGGTCAAAATCCAGGATCGTTTTACGGAATGAAGTCTGATGTTAATAAAACATTGACTACCGTTGCCAGTTCGGCTAAAAAAGACCATGTTATCGTGGGTGATTTTGAAAATGCCGTCAAATGGGGATATGCAGATGAAATTCCTCTTGAAATCATTAAATACGGTGATCCAGACGGAGCTGGTCGTGACTTGAAACGCTACCGTGAAGTTTGCTTGCGTACACAAGTGTATGTAGGTTGGGGAATTCTTGACGAGCAGGCATTTGCTCGTGTGGAGGCTTAATATGGAATACATTAACAAAGAAACCTTAGCAACAATTGAAACAGACAGTAAATTGGCAGGCGACTGGATTCCCATTAGTGAATTTAAGGACGAATATCGTCTGACTGTTCCAGAAATCAAGGCGAAACTTGATGAACTAGGTGTTGAGTATGATAGCAAGGCTAATAAATCTGCTCTGCTTGATTTGCTAATCGCTAACGAAGGGTGAGTTAGATGGAAAACTTTGCAACAGTAGAAGATTTGAAAAAATTGTGGCGAGCGTTGAAATTCGATGAGGAAAAACGAGCCGAGGCGCTGTTGGAAGTTGTTTCTCATTCTCTTCGTGTTGAAGCTAAAAAAGTTGGCAAAGATTTAGATGGGTTAGTGGCTACTGATCCATCTTTTGCTATGGTGGTCAAGTCCGTCACGGTTGATGTGGTAGCTCGCACGTTGATGACCTCAACTGACCAGGAGCCTATGACTCAATTTGCTGAAAGTGCCTTGGGCTACTCAGTGAGTGGTTCTTATCTAGTCCCTGGAGGTGGTCTCTTCATCAAGGACTCTGAATTGAAACGTCTAGGTCTCAAAAAACAAAGATATGGGGTGATTGATATCTATGGGACGGATTAAAGGAATTACTGTAACTTTGACTGGGAAAACCAAGGCTGGTCGGGATGACTTTGGCCATCCTATCTATGAGAATACTGAAATTCAAGTAGAGAATGTCCTGGTTGTTCCAGCTTCAACAGAAGATATCACGAATCAGCTCAATTTGACTGGGAAAAAGGCCTCTTATACATTAGGCATCCCAAAAGGAGATCAGAACGAGTGGAAAGATCGTGAGGTTCGTTTCTTTGGGCGCAAATGGCGCACGATTGGCATTCCGTTAGAAGGCATTGAAACCATGATGCCTTTGGAATGGAACAAGAAAGTGATGGTTGAAGCGTATGAGTAATTTCAAAGTCAAGCTTATTGGTGCGGGTGTAGGAGCTCTTTTAAAATCCAAAGAGATTCAGGATATGCTGAATAAAGAAGCTACAGCCATTAAAAGAAGATGTGGGCCTGGTTATGAACAAGATAGCCATGTTGGTAAGACAAGGGTAAATGTGATGGTATATCCGAGGACCTATCAAGCCAAGAAAGATAATAAAAGAAATAATACTTTGTTGAAGGCGGTACATAAATGATTGAAATTATTATCAAGAAATATCTTGACGGTCATTTAGATGTACCGTCATTTTTTGAGCATGAAGCTGAAGCTCCTGATAGTTTTGTCATTATTCAAAAAACTGGTGGTAAGGAGCGTAATCACTCTAGTAGTGCGACCTTTGCTTTCCAAAGTTATGGCCCAACTATGCAGAAGGCTGCAGAGCTTAATGTGAAAGTAAAAAGTGCTGTAAAGGGGTTGATTGAATTAGATTCAATCTGTGGTGTCCACCTGAACAGTGATTACAATTTTACGGACACTGAAACAAAACAATATCGATATCAAGCCGTATTTGATATTAATTATTTTTAAAAAGGAGAAATTAAATGGCTACAGAAGCAAATGTAACGACTGCAAAACCTAAAATTGGCGGTGCGGTTTTTTCCGCTCCAATAGGGACTCCATTACCTACAGATGCAACAACAAAACTAGATGTTGCGTTTAAATCACTGGGGTATATTTCAGAAGACGGTATGACTAATAGCAACTCTCCAGAATCTGAAAATATCAAAGCTTGGGGTGGTGTCGTTGTTAGTTCCGTTCAAAAGGAGAAGGTGGATACGTTCAAATATATGCTGATTGAAGCATTGAATGTGGATGTTTTGAAGGAAGTTTATGGTTCAGATAATGTATCTGGGGATTTGTCAACAGGGATTAAGATTAAGGCAAATTCAAAAGAATTGCCACATCATTGCCTTGTAATCGAAACGGTTCTAAAAGGTGGTGTACTTAAACGCATTGTTATCCCTTCAGGAAAAGTAACTGCCATCGATGAAATCACTTATAACGATGGAAGTGTTCTCGGGTATGGTACGACTGTAACTGCCTTTCCTAACGCTGCTGACGACACACACTATGAATACATCAAAGGAGCTTAACTATGTCAAAACAAAATCGTAAAAAGAAGAATAAAGGAGCTGCGCCACAGATTAAAACAATCCGTGGAGTAACTTCGACTGGATTTGCTTTTGAAATCACAAAAGAGCGCTTGGAAAACTATGAGTTGCTTGAAGCTATCGCTGAAGTAGATACAAATCCAGCAGTTTTACCCCAAGTGGTGAAACTTATGCTCGGTGAGAAATCCGAGGATTTGAAAAATCATGTGCGAACTGCAGATGGAATTGTTCCTTTGGACAAAATGGGAGCAGAAATTAGTGAGATCTTCTCTAGTCAGAATCAGTTAAAAAAATAGCGCTCCTTGCTAGAATGATTCAAACAGATGAAGATGCTCTTATTTGTGATTTAGCTGAAACATATGGGATTTTTGATTACAGACAGTTACCTGCAGACCAGGTAGCTGTCTTTGCTTTTGGTCTAAGAGATGATTCACGGATCAAACTAGCAATGACCAATAGCAAAGTTCCTTTTGAAACCTTTTTGCTTGCTGGAGTGCTTGATAGGCTTTCTGCTCTTGTTTGGTTTAAAACAACAGACGGTCAGAAAGGAATCAACAAACCATTAATGGTTGCAGAGGAGCTGACAGGTAAAACTAAAGCTAAAGAAAGTAAGGAGATGATCTTTGATTCTGGTGAGGACTTTGAAGAATATCGTCAGAAAATTTTAGAAAAAATAGGAGGTGAGGATTAGTGGCTACAGAAATAGCACAGGCTTATGTACAATTGATACCATCAGCTAGAGGCATTACTGGTAAAATTCAATCAATCCTCAATCCTGAAGCGAGTGCAGCAGGGCAAAGTGCTGGGCAGTCATTAGGTTCTAGTCTTGTTAGCGTTATGACGAAAGTTATTGCAGCGGCAGGAATTGGTAAGGCCTTTTCGGCGGCTATCAGTGAAGGAGCAGCGCTTCAGCAATCACTTGGAGGTATCGAAACTCTATTCAAAGGTTCTGCTGACAAGGTAAAGGGATATGCTAATGAGGCCTATAAGACAACAGGTTTGTCAGCCAATGCCTACATGGAAAACGTGACAGGCTTCTCAGCTAGTCTCTTGCAGTCTTTGGGAGGCGATACAAACAAAGCTGCTGAAACAGCAAATATGGCTATGATTGACATGTCAGATAATGCTAATAAGATGGGAACATCGATGGAGAGCATTCAGATGGCTTATCAAGGGTTTGCGAAGCAGAACTATACGATGCTGGACAACCTTAAACTTGGATATGGTGGTACGAAGCAGGAAATGGAGCGTCTTTTAAAAGATGCTCAAAAATTGACTGGTGTTAAGTACGACATTAACAACCTTTCTGATGTTTATAGCGCCATTCATGCTATTCAGGAGAATTTAGACATCACTGGCACAACTGCTAAAGAGGCGGCATCTACTTTTAGCGGATCATTTGAATCCATGAAAGCATCAGCTCAGAATGTTCTTGGAAAGCTAGCGCTTGGGGAGAACATTTTACCTTCTTTACACGCTTTACTTGAAACAACCTCTACCTTTCTCTTTGATAATTTTTTACCAATGGTTGGAAATATTTTTTCTGGCCTGGGCTTGGTTTTGACTGAAGGGATTAGTCAGATTGCTTCTCAGCTTTTTGGGGATGCCTTTGGAAGTGCAGTCTTTGATCAACTATCTCGTGTAACAGGAATCTTTGAGACCTTTTTTGACATGATCTTTGGGTCATTAAGCAAGCAGGATAACATTGATATTCTGAATACGATTGGTTTTAGTGAGGAAGCTGCAACTCAAATTGTCAATATTGCAGATAATATCCGAGTTACTTTTGAGAACATTGGGGTTGTTGCTGGTAATGTTGCAAGCATTGTTGTTGATTTTGTCGGAGATCTTTTAGGGATCAAAGACGGGGAGCAGGGAGTGAACCTGTTAGGTTTTGCATTTGAAGGGATCTCAGGCTTTATCAGAGACGCCTCTGAAAGTCTTAGCAAATTTACATCTTGGTTAAAAGATTCACCTCTTGCGTTAGATACTTTAAAATCGGCTGTCGTTGGCATTACAAGTGCTTGGGCAGGATACAAAGCAGTATTGACCGTAATAAAAGGAATTGAAACAATCAGGAATGCGACTCTGGCTATTACGAATGGTCTTATGTTGGCTCAGTTCGTAAGAACCGGTGCACTCACTACCGCAGAAGCGGCGAATGCGGCGGCTACTATGGGAGCAAGTGGAGCGTTTAAGATTTTTAATGCAGTCCTAAGCGTTTCAGGTGGCTGGATTGGAATTGTTGTCACGGCTATTTCTGCTCTTGTTGCTGGATTAGTCTGGTTCTTTACGCAAACAGAAACTGGTCAGCAAATTTGGTCATCTTTTGTAGATTGGATCAAACAGGCTTGGCAAGGGATTGCTGATTTCTTTGTCGGCCTTTGGTCTGGTATCTCTGAGGGTGCTAGCACTTTGTGGGAGGGAGTGGTTACAACCTGGAATGCTTACATTGAGTCTTTAAAGGCGATGTGGACTGCTGTTGTAACATTCTTTTCTGACTTGTGGGTAAGTATTCAAGAAGCTGCATCTGTGGCATGGACAGCTATCACAACGGTAGTGATGGCGATTGTTCAACCGTTCATTGATGGATTCTTAAATGTTTGGAATAACATTTCAGACGGTCTTACTCAAATTTGGGAAGGGATTAAGATGATTTTTCAAGGTGCTTGGGAGTTCATCAAATCCATTTTCTTGGGCGCTATTCTGATCATCATCGACCTTGTGACAGGGAACTTTAACCAGCTAGGAGCTGATCTTTCTTTAATTTGGGAAGGTATTCAAAACGGCATTTCTCTGATATGGGAAGGTATCAAAACATTCTTTTCTGGTATTGTAGATGCTATTGTTGGTTATGGTATTGCTGTTTTTGAAAACTTTTCTGCTGTTCTTAGTGCGATTTGGGAGTTTATCAAGTCGGCTGCTTCAGCGACTTGGGAATGGATAAAATCTACTGTAACAAGTCTGATCACAGGTTTGGTGCAGGGAGCTCAAAATATCTGGGATGGCTTTATGAACTTCCTATCAAGTTTGTGGGAAGGTATCAAGTCAACGGCAAGCAATGCTTGGAGTTCTCTAGCATCTAGCGTTCTAAACATTATCAATGGTCTTATATCTGGGGCGCAAAATGCCTGGAACAGCATGTCTAATGCGGTATCTAGTCTTGTAAGCAACGTTACTGGATTCTTCAATCAATTGTGGAATATTGATCTATTTGGTGCCGGTAAAGCAATTCTACAAGGCTTCTTGGATGGTTTGCAATCTATGTGGTCTTCTGTAACTGACTTCGTCGGTGGTATCGCTGGTTGGATCCGTGACCATAAAGGACCTATTGAGTATGACCGTAAGCTTTTGATTCCAGCAGGTAATGCAATTATGGGAAGTTTAGACCACGGATTAAAAGATGGGTTTAAAGACGTCAAGAAAACGGTCGGAGGTATGGCTGGTGAGATTTCGGATGTATTTTCAGGAGATAATCTGGATCTGAATTCCTCTGCGTCCGTGACCAAAAGTCTTGAGGCACAGTTGGCTATGCCAAGCGCTCAATTTGAAGCGCATGAAAATAAAACTGTGTCTGAGATAGCGATTCTGAGAGCAAGTATGGAGAAGATCCTTACCGCTATCCTTGAAAAATCGTCAGACGTTTATCTGGACAATGATATTATCTCACTAAAAACATATGAACAACATGGTGCAATTTATGCAAGGGAGGGAATTTAATGGATTATATGATCATCAATGGTTTTAACACCTCAACCCTTCCTGGTTGTGTTGTCACTGACTTTGGGAAAGTTGAGGCTGCTAAACCGAGAGGGGAGGTAGCCAACCTTCACGGAGTCAATGGTAGTTACCGTGTATTGGACGGTTCTTTCGACAGTTACGAAAGGACCTTCATTCTTCATGTTAAAAAAATGGTTGAGATTTCAAGCATTCTTGATAAGTTTCAATCGAATGACAATGTTTTGGAGTTTAGCTATCAGCTTGGTTCATTGTTCTACGCTAATTTTGTGACTGCTAATTTTGAGCCGTTTGGGAATCATGCTTGGAAGTTAGAAATCAAGTTAGACATGCAACCGTTCCGCTATCAAAAAGATGTAGCGCCTGTGGTGCTGACGGCATCTGGTACAGTCAACAATCCTGGAACGATTTATTCCGAACCAATCATCGAAATTGAGGGAGATGGTGATATCTCCCTCACGATTGGCCGTAAGACTATGTATCTAGCGATTAAGACAAAGGCTACAATCGATTGTAGGCAAGGCAAGCAGAACATCTACAACGCTACTGGCGCAGTACAGAATACACTTCGGAAGCGTGGAGGATTCTTGGAGATTCCGACTGGTAAGGTTGGTGTTTCGTTTACTGGAAATGTTCGTAAAATTACTATTCGACCGAATTGGAGGTATAAAATTTGATTTATTTAACAAATGGGAATATGCCTCTGAACGCTGCTTATGCGGATGAAATCGTCCAAGAGGAGAACAGCACATACCAATTGACCTTCCGATTTCCGACATCCGATCCCTTATGGGAGAAGTTGAAGGAGGAGACGTTCCTAACGGCTGATGACCTACACGGTGAGCAGGATTTCGTCATCTTTGAGGTTGAGAAGAAGCACGGCTATATTCAGGTCTATGCTAACCAAGTATTCACCCTCTTGAATAACTATGTGGTCAATCCAATTTCCTTGGATAGGCAGACTGGTTCGACTGCCTTGAGTCGCTTCGCTGGAAGCATCACTCGTGATAATCCATTCTCATTCTTCTCTGATATTGAAGATAGACACACCTTCAATATAGGTTCTAAGAATGCTATGGAGGCATTTGCGAAAGATAAGCACTCAATCATTGGGCAATGGGGCGGTGACCTTGTGCGTCATGGTTACCAGGTTCGACTGTTGAAAAATGGCGGTTCAGAAAATGAATCGCTTTTTATGTACAAAAAAAACCTGTCTAGCTATCAACACAAGACCTCTACAAAATCTTTGAAAACTCGAATCACCTTCAAGACTACTGTCAAAGGTGAGGGAGAAAAGGCGCCTGACCGTAAGTTTTCTGTGGTAGTGGATAGCCCACTCATTAAAAAATACAGTCAAATATACGAAGATGTGATTGAGGTTAATGACGAAGATGTGAAAGATGAGGCGAGCCTGCGAAAATATGGCGAGCAGTATTTCAAGACATCGCTCTGTGACATGATGGAAGATAGCCTTGAACTTGAGGTTGTCGGCCAGAGTGACGTGCCTGTCCAGATGTATGACATTGTGAGTCTATTTCACGAGGTATACAATCTTGACGTGCGCAAGAAGATTACTAAGTACACTTACTCACCTATGGGCAAAAAATTGAAGACAATTGGTTTTGGGCAATTTAAGTCTGGACTTGCAAATGCGATTGGTAGCGCAGTGAGTGATGCAGTTAAGGGTGAAGCTCAACAACTTCAAAGTGATTTTGAAAGGCAGTTAGCAAGAGAACTCAAGAATGCTGACCTTGCTTTTGATAGGCAGAAAGAAGAATTGGTCAATCAATTTACAGACGGTCTCAACGCTGCCAAAGCTAAAGCCGAGGAAGTCAAGAGAGAACTGTCTGACACGATTGACCAGCGGTTTAGCAGTTTTAACAATGGACCGCTACAAGAAGCTAAACGTAGAGCTGAAGAAGCTTTGCGGAACGCTGGCAGCAGCCACTTACTTGCTCAGGAAGCCAAGCGGATTGGATTGGATTCGATTGCCAGGCTTGAAGAGTTTAATAGACAGTCTACGAGCGCTCAGACGGCTTTGTCGGGTGACTTGGACGCTCTGAAACGGACGGTCGCGAACGATATTCGACCGAAGCAAGAACAGGTTACGGCTGAGATTGCCAAGCAGGTTGAAGCGCTTATCCAGACCAAGAAGGAACTATCTGGTATAAAGTCAGCGCAAGCGACGTATGAAGAGACAACGACCCGTAGACTGTCAGAGCTGACGAATCTGGCCGATGGTAAAGCCAGCAAGTCAGAGCTTACGCAGACAGCCGAGGAGTTGGCCAGTAAGATAGCGAGTGTTAAAGTTGGTGGTCGGAACTATTATCGAGACTCTGAGAAGGTTCGAACAAGTACACGTTTCTTCTCGTTCCCTCTACATCCATATCTTACTCAAGATAATATAGGGGAGACTTGGACTTTATCATTTGATCTAAAAATCAATGAAGGTGGTGAGATTCGTCCTCTACATTTTTATCATTATCAAACAAACCGATTTGGTCTGAAAGCTAGTGCTGACATCACTCCAAGCAGAGAATGGCAACGGTTTACGTTCACAGGTCCAGTTGTCTTTCTAAACGATGACCCTCGTTATTCGAGGGGAGAGATGGCCCTATATGACTACGCTGGGAACAATAACTATTCTGTACGTAGGATTAAACTTGAAAAAGGCACTTTAGCTACTGACTGGAGCCCGGCAATTGAAGATATTGACGGTCAGATTTCAGCCGTTGAATCTAATTTTAAACAGCGTGCTGATTCGCTAGATGCTGGTGTGAACCGTCTGACTGAAGGTCTCAGAACCAAAGCGGATATCAGTTCACTCAACATTACTGCTGAAAATATCAGACAGTCTGTGAAAAGTCTTGAAACAAGCACGCAGGACAAGCTAAATCAGAAGTTGAGCCTGGCTGAATTTGAGGTGCGAGCTGGTTCTATCCGTCAGGAAATCCTGAACGCAAGCAAGGACAAGGCAGACAAGACCTTAGTTGTAGCTGAAGCTGGGAAATTGCGAGAAGAATTTTCAAACTTACGGGTCGGTGGTCGAAACTACTATCGAGACTCTGAGAAGGTTCGAACAAGTACACGTTTCTTCTCGTTCCCTCTACATCCATATCTTACTCAAGATAATATAGGGGAGACTTGGACTTTATCATTTGATCTAAAAATCAATGAAGGTGGTGAGATTCGTCCTCTACATTTTTATCATTATCAAACAAACCGATTTGGTCTGAAAGCTAGTGCTGACATCACTCCAAGCAGAGAATGGCAACGGTTTACGTTCACAGGTCCAGTTATCTTTCCGAACGATGACACTCGTTATTCGAGGGGAGAAATGGCTTTGTATGATTACGCTGGAAACAATAACTATTCTGTGCGTAGGATTAAACTTGAGAAAGGTACCCTAGCGACAGACTGGAGCCCTGCAATTGAAGATATTGACGGTCTTATCACTGAAGCCAAGGCTACCTTTGAGCGAACAGCTCAGGGCTTGCGGACCGACTTATCAGCTATTCAGGAATATGTCAATAAAGACGGCCAGCGACAGGAAGCCTTGCAGCGTTACACTCGTGAGGAGAGTGCAAAACAAGCAACGGCTGTACGTGAACTGGTAACGAAGGACTATGTAGGAAAATCAGCTTATCAGGAAACTGTAAAAGCTATTGAGAACAAGTTCGAAGCTATCACGAATCCACAAAATGGCTCAATTGCCACTCAGATTGCTAACTACAAAACAGCAGTAGATGGCAGATTTGCAGATATTACTTCATTGGTAGCTGGTAAGGCTAATCAGACGGACTTCCAGCGTGTGAAGGAAACTAACCAACTCTATGAGCGTATCATTGGTAGCAATGAAAATGACATCTCTAACAAGGTCGCACGTATGGCCATGACCAATCAGCTATTCCAGGTTGAAGTTGGGAAGGCCTTTGCGGAACATCAGAATTTATTCTTAACCTCAACGCTCACTAAAGGATTTTTAGGAAATGCTGGAACCATTAATGTAGCGAATGCAACACAAAATGAAGTTACATCCGATTTCATTTCAGTGAACCCAAATGAAAAAATTATTTTCCAGCACTGGGTAACTCTTCCTGAGAATGGAATGGCTTGGACAGCTTGGCAATTTTTCGATAAAAACAAAAATCCTATTGATAACCGTAAACCAGGATTAAATGCTTATAAAACAACTGTAGGCAAACAACACAATATCAATCAAATTACTGTACCAGCGAATGCTTATTTCGTTAGATTCTCAGCTCGTATGTACGATGATGGTTTGATAAAAGTAGAACAGGGTTCAATTCCATCAGATTACTCAGTAGCACCCAATGATGCTCTTGAAGCTGTGAAAACCGTCCAAACCCAACTGGCTGGCTCATGGGGAGTCCATAATAAGAACAGTGTTAATGAAATCATCGCTGGCTTTAATCTAGCTGGCCGAAACGCTGGGATTAAAGCCGAGACTATCAGACTTGAAGGGAACACTTTAGCTGATAAGTTAACTGCAATTGACGGGTATTTCAAGCGCTTATTCGTTGGAGAGGGTACGTTTGCGACTCTTAACACAGATATTCTGCGAGCAAATTCGATTACTGCTGATAAGCTGGTCATGGATATTGCTATGGCCAGACGTTTCGTCTCAAGTGATATCTTCACGGATACGCTTGCCGCTAAAGAAGCCTTTATCAACAAGCTACGGTCTGTTGTGGTCACGGCGACTTTGCTTGAAGGTTATAAAGGGCGGATTGGTGGATTCCAGATTGGTACACATGAGAAAGATTCGTCGGTGTACTGGATCACTGGTCAAAACCAATTCTCAGTCGGTATGAGTAACGGGTCTGGTCAATGGTCGCAGACGGCTTTGTGGGTCAATTGGGGCAACAATTGGGGGTATCCTGGGGACTATGCGTGGTACGTGAAAAACAACGGCAAAATGTATTGCTATAATACGGCCGAATTTTGGAATACGCCTGTTATCCATGGGGATCTCCGTGTTACTGGTCACATTTTCTACAACAATAAAGATTCAGGAAAATCTGGTTACTGGATTCACTCGTCTAAGTACTCAAATTTTGAGCCTTCGAATAACTATCTATATCTCTATTATAGCGGTTCAGGTTATGACTGGATTCCGATGAATAAAGAAATCTCAGACCGTCGATATAAGCACAATATCGAAGCTAGTACAGTCTCGGGTCTCGATGTAGTCAAAAATCTGAAGACGTACAGCTATCGCAAAGAATACGATGGCAAAATCGAGGACATTTCTTGTGGTATCATGGCGCAAGATGTCCAGAAGTACGCTCCTGAAGCGTTTTTTGAAAATCCTGACGGTGCATACTCTTACAACACATTTGCTCTTGTACCTTATCTTATCAAGGCGATTCAAGAGCTCAATCAAAAAATAGAAAAATTGGAGAAAACAGCATGAATGACAACACGAATGATGTAGTAAATCAACTGATGCTTGATTCGTTAACAAAAAGGTTCGGAGCAAGTGTTCAAGACTCAGCGAGATTTGAGGCCCTTTATCTGTATGTGGCAAGTGAGCTGCATACGATGAAAGAGGTTCTTGAATACGACCCAGCTCTAAAAGAGCTATTTGAAGAAGTGAAAGGAAAAATGACAAATGGCAATTAACAATTATGAACTAGCAAGCAAGCCTTATACTCGAGGTTTTGGAGACAATATCAAGACCGTGGTTGAAATTCGCCTGTCGGATGGTAGTCGCTACAGTACGAATATGCGTGAGTTGGCAGGAGATCGTACGGGCGATTCTGACGATGTTTTGATTAAGGCAGTATTAGATATTGTCAAGACTGAAATTGACCCGTCTAGCGCAATCGTGAAGGCTCAGGAACAGCTTAAACAAGCTAAGGAAGATTTGACTGCTAATAAAGAATATCTTGAATCTGTTTCAGCTATCACCGAGGTCTTGATTGCCTTGGCCATCTCTCAAAACGGAGGGATGCCTACCAACGCTTACGCAAAAGTAGCAGCATTTACCAAACCTCTTGTAAAAGACCGTCGCTACTCAAACGGGGACATCATCTCAGGTGCTTATCCATTCGATACCAATCCAAAATGGCCACAAGGAACACAGACCATCTTCAAATTCCAGATGCAGCAGTCCGAGGGGTACACTTACAAAGAGCAGGATCTTTCTGAAATACTCCAAAAAGGCATTTTGACCGTGGTCATGCCTAGAATCGATTAAGGAGAATATATGCAAATCGAATTTTTCAATTTTTTTCGGAGTGTCGTTCAGACCGAAGACGGATTGGTATTGTACGCCCTGGCATTGATTGTCTCAATGGAAATCATTGATTTTGTGACAGGAACAATTGCGGCGATTGTCAATCCTGCCATTGAGTATAAGAGCAAAATCGGCATCAATGGGCTACTTCGTAAAGTTTTAGGGGTTCTCTTGCTGATGATCCTCATCCCGATGTCCGTGCTATTACCCGAGAAGACGGGCTTCGCATTCTTGTATTCAATTTACCTCGGATACATCGCATTCACATTTCAATCACTCATTGAAAATTACCGCAAATTAAAAGGAAACGTTACTCTTTTTCAGCCAATCCTGAAAGCATTTCAACGCTTGTTTGAAAAAGACGAAGATAAAAATAAAGGAGAATAACACATGTCACAATTTAACGAAGTCATTATTGCATTTGCTACAGGCTTTTTAGCAGTGGCAACAGGCAGTATCGTAAAAGCAGTAAAAGATTATCTTTTACGAAAAGGCGGAGAAAAGACCATCAAAATCGTCGAAATCTTGGCTAAGAACGCAGTAAATGCCGTGGAGCAGGTCGCTTCAGAGACTGGATACAAGGGAGAAGAGAAGCTGGAGCAAGCACGGACTAAAATCCGCGCTGAACTCAATAAATATGGTATCAGCATGACTGACAAGGAACTAGATACATTTATCGAGGCATCGGTTAAGCAGATGAATGAAGCGTGGAAAGGGGAATAATCATGGATATTGATAAAAGCAGATTAAGAAGTGGCTTGCCTCAGGTCGGTGTACAACCCTATCGTCAAGTACATGCTCACTCAACAGGAAATCGAAACTCAACCGCACAAAATGAAGCGGACTACCATTATCGTAAAGACCCTGAACTTGGATTCTTTTCTCACGTTGTAGGGAATGGACGTGTCATGCAGGTCGGTCCTGTAAACAATGGAAGTTGGGATGTTGGCGGTGGTTGGAATGCTGAGAGTTACGCAGCAGTCGAATTGATCGAGAGTCACGGAAGTAAAGAAGAGTTCATGCGTGACTACAAGCTATATGTTGAGCTGTTGCGAAATCTTGCGGACGAAGCAGGTTTGCCAAAAACACTTGATACAGGGAGTTTGGCTGGAATTAAAACGCACGAGTATTGCACGAATAACCAACCAAACAACCACTCAGACCACGTCGACCCTTATCCTTATCTGGCAAAATGGGGAATCAGTCGTGAGCAATTCAAGAAAGATATTGAAGGCGGTCTGTCTGAATCTGGCTGGAAACGTAATGAAACTGGCTGGTGGTGGGAGGAGTCGGATGGTTCTTATCCGACAGACCGTTGGAAAAAAGTCAACAATGAATGGTTCTACTTTGATGAACGTGGCTATTGCTTAATCAATCGCTGGTTCAACGATGGTAAAGACTGGTTCTATCTTGATAAGCGTGGGGCAATGGTCACAGGATGGATGTTCCTTAACCATCGCTGGTATTTCTTCAAATCAGATGGTCGCATGGCCACTGGATGGGTGAAATACCGTGAAACCTGGTATTTTATGGAAGAGAAAGATGGTTATATGCTATCTAAACAGTTCATTAAGTCAGGCGATGGCTGGTATTATCTGAAAGCAAACGGTGAACTACACACGGATCCTGAATTCAAAACCGAACCAGATGGTCTTATCACAGTAGTTGATAAACCAAAAGAAGAAAAATAA